AAAAGAACAGGTACAAGGGCAGTTTTATACCCCTTATGAGTTCTTTAATTGCGTTCAATCAATCGATGGAGTTTGGTTTTTGTTTTTAAGCGAACAAGACAAAGAAGAAGTATTCACCAATATGCAATGGCATTGGATTCTTGACCTACCCGAAGGCGAATATGTCCCACCTCCAGCACCCCCATTCCCTGCATAATGAAAACATCAGCACTACTATACTCAAGTACAACTCTTCTAGCTTTCTTAGGAACTTACTTCTTTAACTTAGGAGCAGATAATGCAGAACAGTACTTAGCTGTAGTTGCTGTAGTTTTTATAGATGGGTTCTTTGGAGTATGGGCAGGAACTAAACTTGAAGGCTTTAGGACAAATAAAGCCCTTAGCGTGCTTAAAACTTTAATGGTGTGGGTATTTATGCTTACAGGCATTTTAATGATTGAGAAAGGCTTTGAAGGTACTTTCTGGTTAAGTGAGACTATCTGTGCTCCCTTTATTCTCTTTCAGATGGTTAGTGCGTTGAAGAACGCAGCTAGGGCAGGACTCATAAAGAACGAGTTACTCCAGATAATCTTAAGTAAAATAGACCAACACAAAGTAAATGAATAAGTTAACTGTAGCCGTGATAGGCATATTACTACTAGCGGTAAGCTACCTAGCTTGGGAGCGTTATATGTTTCCTGTAAGCCACGATGAGGAAAAATTTATGGCATACTTAGACTCTATGAATAAGCGTAACGAGATTATGTTTAACAAGATAGATTCTTTAAGTACAGTTAAGCATGACCAGTACAGACTCTATGAACAAATCAATCTTAAATATGATACGATACAAGTGGCTATTGATACTATGCCTGACATTGATGGCACAAAGCTCTTACTCACAATCTCTAGACAGCTTACCTCTAAAGGAGTTGAATAACGAATTTCTCAAAGGTATTAAAGCCAGAGAAAGAGTAGTTGTTCTAAAAGAGATTATCAGAGTAGACAGTCTTCAGTTAGACATCTATAAAGACTCTATAGTTCCTAACTATGAGAATGTAATTAAGAAGTCTAAGGAAGAGGTGACTAAGCTTAATCGTGATTTAGCGATAAAAGAATCCGAGCTTAAGATATATCGCTACGGATTTATAGGTATGGCTGTTCTAGCTATACTAGGGTTTGTAATATGATTTTATGAAGTTAAGCTTAAGAGCTCAGGTGAGTGTAGTGGTAGCAAGTGTAATCATGCTTGCTCTTCTTTATACGAAGTCAACTATAATACTAGGATACAGACTAGTTGACCACAGCACACAAGTAGTAGAGTTTTGGTTAGTTGTAGCTTTCTTACCTTTCTTTTTCTTTGCTTGTATTGAGTTTGTTCGTAAGGCTAGGTATAAGTTTCAAAGTATTGATGCTACATTTAATGCAATTAACTACTCTAACATACTAGTAGAGTTTGATACAGAAGGCAAAGTTTTAAGTGCAAATGATAAATTTAAAAAACTTTTAGGTGAAGTAAAAAACCACAGAGACTTAGATAACTCTCCTATTAAAGAGTGGCGTGAGTTTTGGACACACCTAAAAATAGGTTACTTCAAACAAGGCGAGTACGACTACAACGGTGTCTGGCTATATGGAAACTTTAACCCTATCAAAGATCCCTATGGAGAGGTTTATAAAATTCTTCTTATTGCTACTGAAGTTACCGAGAAGAAAAGAATTGAAGCAGAGGTTGCAAAGAAAAACTCTTACTTAGAGCACGCTGCAAAGATTCTTAGACACGACATGCACTCAGGCATCAACACATATATCCCAAGAGGTTTAAGTTCCTTAAAACGCAGACTAACGCAAGAGCAGATTAAAGAGTTAAAGATAGATGCTCCCTTAAGAATGATAGAAGAAGGACTTATCCATACACAGAAGGTATACAACGGAGTAAAAGAGTTCACTAATTTGGTTAAGCAAGACGCACACTTAGAATTAACTCTGCACAACCTAAAAGATATTTTACATGATTATCTCTCTAGTACCTCCTACGAGAAACAAGTAATCATAGAAGAGTTACCTGAGATAGAAGTTAATGAGTCGTTGTTTTGTACAGCTGTAGATAACTTGATTAGAAACGGACTCAAGTACAACGACTCCAGTACTAAGTTAGTTCGTATCTTTGTTGAAGGAGATTATTTAATTATCCAAGATAACGGAAGAGGAATGTCTCAAGACGATTTGATTCAATGGTCTAAACCCTACAAAAGAAAAGAAGGTCAGAAAGAAAGTGGAACAGGTCTTGGGTTAAACATATGTACTGCAATTATGGAAGAGCATAAGTTTACTGTAGTTGCAGAAAAATTATCAGAACCAGAAGCAGGAACTAAACTAAAAATAAAAATAAAATGATAGACTCTATATTACTCGTTGATGATGAAGACTTATTCCATTTAGTGTTTGAAGACTCTTGTAGCCTTTTAGACATTACATTAAGTCTACAGAGTTTAACTTCATCTGATGAGGCAGATAAACTCTTTAAGAAATGGTTTCAGGAAGGACCCCAAGAGGAGAAGCCTGACTGTGTATTTGTTGACCTTAACATAATTGGTTCTTCTTTTGACGGAATTGAACTGATACGTAAGATTAACTTTGAGTACGGCAATGGAGTTGTGATTGGTATTATTTCTTCTTCTGACGATAAGCAGGAGATTGAAAAGGCAAAGGCTGTAGGTGCTCAGTTCTGGATTATCAAGAGTGACGAGATTGAACCACGCTTAGAAGCTTTCCGCAAAGATTACGATAGTTACAAGAATAAAACAGCTCCCTTTAAAGTGTATAAGTGATATCCTTTAATAAAGATATTGAGTCGGACTTAATCTCTCTGTACAAATCTAAGAAGATTGCACTAGAGGGAAACTTACTTAAAGTAATTAAAACTACTAATAAGGAGTTCCAAGAATATCTAGAAGAGGCAAAAACCAAAGACCAAGACACTAGAAGGAAACGACTAGAGGTAACTAAACAAGTACAGTCCCAGAACAAAGACCTAATAGATAGTCAAGCAGAGAAAGAAAAGTTAATGCTTGAGTTAAAGCAAGCTTTGTCTGAGTCAGAAAAACTACGAGAAGTAGCGGTAGATGACTTAGAGACCCTTCAGAAGAAGACTCAGTTTGAACTTATAGGACTTATAGTAAAAGTAGCATTAGGCGCTGTGGCTGCCGTGTGTGTATTTACAACTGTACTTTACTTATACGTTCTTAGTAAAGGATTGGACTCTAAAATTATTGAGAGTACCTGGAGTAATATGTTTGGTATAATTCTAACTAACTGCTTCTCTATAATAGGTACGATTATGGGAGTTAAACACATAACAGATTCTAAAGACTCAAAAAAATGACACTAGAAACTATACTATCTATCCAGCAATGGGCTAAAGGAGCAGAATCATACATTGTATGTTTCTTTAATGCTTCTATGATTATTATACTTTCCTTTGGTTTAAGTTTTTTCTTTGACCAATACTATGCAAAGAAGGAAAGAATTGATTTATGACATACATTTGTGTATGAAAAACTTTACTTTATCTTTACTCCTACTACTCTCTGGCTCATTGTATGCTCAAAGAGATAGTATCTTAATCAAAACCCCAATCTACTCTTGTGTGTACTCAGAGGTTCTACAACAACCTAAGAGAGTATGGTACACAGTACAATGCCCTACAGGAAGTTATCCTCGTAAGGGAATGGACTTCTACACTAACGATAGTGTACGGACATCTGACGGAAAAGACTACGAGGGTAATGTATGGGACAAAGGACACTGCGCTCCAGCTGCTGACTTTAATTGTACTAGAGAAACTCTATGGCAGACTTTCTCTTACTTAAACTGTATCCTTCAGCACGAGAAACTTAACAGAGGTGCTTGGAGATTACTAGAAGCATACGAGAGGGAGTTAGCTAAGACAACTAAAGTAGAGGTAGAGATAAGAGTGATTTATGGCCCAAAGGCTGTTAAGTTGCCCACTGGTGCAACTATTCCAACTGCATTCTACAAGACAATTAAGTTTGGAAATAAAAAAGAAGTGTATTACTTTGCAAACGAAGCACCTATAACTACGGATTTTAAGAAGTTTCAGGTGCTATAAAAAGCACTATTATGACACTTCAAGACATCCGAACAAAAATCCATCAGTACTTTTTGGAGTCAGAGAAAGAGGGGCTAGAAAGTCAAAAAGTAAGGACAAGGGGCAATTACCCAAACACTATCCTTCTTACCAAAGAACAATACATCAGTCTAGTAAAAGAAATGTTCAAAATATCAGAGCATACAGGAGACAGTATACTCTTAGAAATAAAGATATTAGCCATAGAAGGACTAGAGGTAATCTTCACTGACCATATAGAGGAGCCTAAGATTCTTAAGATTGATAAAATCAACCAATAAAAAACCCCTCCGAAGAGGGGTTGAGCAACGACCTAAGAATGATGGCGCAATGTCTTAGGCAAAGCACTCTAACATTTGTGCTTTAGAGAGAATAGTAAGTTGCTCATGGTCTTTGATAAAGTTCTTCAAAGTTTCTTTATCGCTAGGATCTAACTCCAAAGACTCACCTGCGTGGAGTTTAAGTGCCCAAGACATAAACTTAAGAGCATCTCCTTTAGTGGCGCTGATAAGCATCTGTGCTACAAGTTTGCCAAGGTTAGAACTTTCAATTTCTTTACCATCTAAATCTTTGATGGGTTTGTTTAAATCTAATGTAGTCATATAGGTTGGTTTTTATTATTTCTTACTCGGTTACTTTGGTAAAGTTTAGTTGTGCTAAAGCCCAGTCAACTACGTAGTCATCACTAGTACCCCAGTTAGCGTAAGTCGCTTGGTCCATAGTAAGATTACCATCAAGCAAAGTAGCACCACTAGAGTAAGTTACAACTCCAGCTTCGTCTGTATTCTCTACTTCTGATAGGATAGACCAGTAGAAGGTAACAGAAGAAGGATTAGGGCTAAAGTTCAAAGCCAATAAGTTAAAGTACTTAGCAGTTCCTTTGGTTGGTACTACTACATCTTGTATCTTAATCATAGTTCAAATATAATGTCAAAAATTAAAAAGTGGTAATTTTATATGTAATATCCACACCATACAAGTTTGGATTAGTTATGTTAATGTCTAAGGTAGGACCTCCTGTAATAGTAAAGCTTAAAGGAGCAGTACTATCAGGGGTTGTTGTTTGAACATCTAACCAATAGTTATATCCACCTGGAGGGCCTGGGAAATAAGTAACATAGATAACACCTGTTTCTTGTTTGCCTGAGGCTGGATTATCGGTTGACCAATACTCAAACTTCATATGCCCAACAACTGCAGCAGAACTATACACATTACTACTAGAAGTAGCACCGATACTTATAGTACTTGTAGAACCTCCACCCCCACCGCTTCCATTGGCAGCAGCTGTGATTCTTCCTTGTGCGTCTACGGTAATATTTGCGTTAGTGTAAGCACCTGGCGTAACTGCGGTATTTGCTAAGGCTATTGTACCACTACTAGTTATAGTTCCTCCACTTAATCCTGTACCTGCTGTAATAGAGGTTACTGTTCCACTAGGAACTGCTCCATAAGTAAGTAAACCTGTAGAAGAATTGTAGTAAACTACGTTAGCTGTAGTTGTGCTAGCAAGAGTAGCTGTAATAGACCCTTGTGCTCTAAAGGTTCCGTTGACATCCAACTTGTATCCAGAATCAGTAGTGGTATTAATAAGTACGTTACCACTACTAACAATCCTCATACGTTCTAAAGGAGAACCTACGGTAGTTCCAGTATAGAAGCCTAAACTATCTGTAGTAGCAGGTTGGATTCGTACTTTATCTACCCAGAACTTAATACCTTGGCCATTTGCTATAATTATTCCATCGTTAAAGAAACCTACACCATATAACTCAAAAGCATAACTTGGTGTACTACTACCAATAGCTAATCTTTGGTTTACATTGTCCCAATATAAACCTCCTGCACCTGCTCCAAATCTTACACTTCCATCTACTTGGAGTTTGTGTGTTGGTGATGAAGTACCGATACCTACGTTCCCCGTGTTGTAGTAGATGTTGCTTCCGCTTACTACCCAAGGCTGTGATGTTAGGTATCCTTGTGCTGAGACCCAACTTTCAGTTGCTACGTTCTGCCAAGCCGTTCCGTTGTAGAGTAAGTTTTTATTGTTGGTGGTGTCGTATACTTGAAGACCAGTTGCAGGCGTAGTGATTGCTAACGCTTGTGCATTGGTCATGCGTGGTTGTAGGAAACCACGATATGTACTTGTTAAAGTTAAAATTGATGAAGTAGTGTAGCCTCCACCAATGTTTATTCCAAAATCAGTTGATGTTGTTAAGCCGTTTCCGTTAGTATAAAATAAAGTAGTTGCTCCCGAATTTCCGCTTGCAAATTGAAAAAATCCACTATATTGCCTAAATTGTACAGCACCACCATTATTAAATATTCCTCTATTTGAATCACTACCAAGTTGTATTCCTTCTCCTGATACATTCCCAGTATTTACATATAATGTATTTAGTATTCTTGCCGTTCCATTAACATCCAACTTATACCCAGCATCTGTGGTGGTGTTGATTAACACATTCCCCGTAGTTGAGGCAATAGTCATATGTGCGATATTGCTCACTAAGAACCTCAATCCTAAAGAACCATAGTTTCCATAATAAACACCACTTGAATCATTACCAAACCTTAATAATGAATTTGCCGATGGTTCGCTTTGCTGTTGAAAGTTGATACCCCCACCAGAAGCTATTATTCTTAGCGTAGTTGGAAGCTGAACAATTCCATCTAAGAAAGCACCAGTGCTAACATATAATTTTGGAACTTGTCCATAGTTCATGTTTACAACAGTAGTACCGCCTGCTACTACGGTGCCACTAGTTGTTGCTAATAATACATCCCCTGTTACTGTCTCTATTGCTCTATGGGTTACACCCGTGGTTGATGTTAAGGTTGGGTCGTAATAAATACCTCTTACAATCCCTGCGTATGTACCAGATGTATTTATCTGTTGCTTAATAAACAAAGAGTTGAATGTCGCATTTCCACTAGCTGGTGCAAAGTCCATATACTGGTTTGTAGGAGCATCTCCAATAGCAACCATGTTTAACACTCCGCCAGTTGGAACGTGTCTATTTGCACTAATCCTTGCTCCCGAACTAAGTAAAATAATGTTACCAGTACTAGTCCCTGTAAATGCAGGAGCAATTGTTATTGGTCTAGCGCTATTTGACCCAGCATTTGTAGTAGTTAAAAAGCCAGGATCAATTGCGAGAGTACTACCGCCTGGATGCGCAGTCAAAGAAAGAGATCCTAAATATATCTGAGGACAGTTTGCGGTATTTGATCCTAAAGTAACACTGTTAGATGTCCCCCACTTTACAGTAAATATGCCTGGAGTATCAGTACCTACTACTCTAGCGGTTCCCGCTACATCTAGTTTGTATCCTGCGTCTGTGGTTGTTCCTATAGATACATTATTGGTTGATGGGAATAAAACTATTTGAGCAGCACTCCCACTTGTTGCTCCGATAAAAAATTTACTTGTTCCTGCTTGACTGTATGCTACTCAGCAGCAACAGTGCCTACTAAATAATCATTTGTATTTCTAACAGATAACCAAGTGGTTGTTGTATTATTAGGCATTAATACTGACAATAACGGGTGGCTACCACCATTATTTCCTTGTATTCTTAACGAGTTTCTTGTAACATTTGTAAACGCACCATTAGTAAAGGTAGGATTGATGTCTAGTCCTACTAATACGTCATTGTTTGCTGCTGCTACTAAAGTGTTGTTGAAGTATACTCCTTGTGCAAGTAGTGAGGCCGCTGTGATTGAGCCTGATGTGGTTAACTTTCTTGAAGCAATATCAGTAAAAGCAGTTTTATTTCCATTCTTAAATTCAAATTGATTAGTAGTTGTATTCCAATTTAAATGAGAGTAAGTTGTTATACTTGGATTTACAAATGCTATAGAATATGCAGAAGGAATTTCTATACCTGAAAGACTTGAAGCTCCTATATAAAACTTAGTAGTTCCATTTACTGTTACTTTTGTAGCTCCGTCATTTTGAGGTTCAAATGTTGTATATAGTGATGAACTTTTTGCTAATCTAAAACTACCAAATACATCTAACTTATATCCTGCATCGGTAGCTGTACCAATACCAAAACCATTACTACGGATATAGGAAAACCCTCCTGTTTCTAAGAGTATTTCTGTAGTTCCACTATTTATTAAATATAATGCACCACGATTATTATTACCTACTCTTCTAAACTCACCAATGTTAGTTCCATTTTGCTGTAGAATAATACCTCCAGAATTTACTGTTGTATTAACAGTAGCACCACCTACAGTAATCGCATTGGTGGTAGTGTTCCCTGCTGTGGTTACTTGATCAAGGTTTGGAACTGAGACCAAAGGTGTACCTCCGAAGATTGTAGAGATGCTTTTGTTCTTCCACAGAGTAGAGGAAGTTTCGTAAACTAATAAGTCGTTATTGGCCTCAGAGGAAATAAGAACACCGTGTAACTCGTTTAACTCGTATCCGTTTTGAATCAAGATAACTAAGCGACCTTGGGTGGGGTGAGACCGAGCAATATAGCCGATAAAAACAGAATGGTTGGGCTCAGCAGGAACAGTTGCAGTGAGACCCCCGGCTACGGTAGCAGATAACCAAACAGCATCACCATCAGCAAAAGCACTAGTGTCTAAGTCGTGCAGAGTTCCGTTTACCGCCACATATCCATCTGAGTTATTTGCAATATTCGCAATTACAATACCAATGGTCTTGGAAGAAGTAGCCTCTGTATCAGCTTGGGATAATAAAGCGTTTGGTCTGTTTCCAGTTGCACCACTCAAGTAAACTACTTGTCCTTTTAAAAGAGTAGACCCTGTAGAGTTTCTTACTATAATCTCAATTCTTTCTGCTGAGTCTACTGTTCCGTCATTATCAACGTCATATGTGGCTTTGAGCATATCTCCACCGCCTCCTCCACCTGTACTAATAAGTTTCCAAGTACCGTCATCTGCTAGGTATAAATTTCCAGCACCTGTAGCTCCTGTTCCTAATCTGTTAGGATCTATGATTCCTGTAGTGATATAAGCCGCATCAAACAGTCTTAAAGCCAATATACCAGTAGTGGTAGGATCGGTAGCCAATACATACCCTGCAGGTAACTGAGGAGGATTGATACCGTTTTGTGCAGACCATTGGTAATAGTTGAGTATATCTGCAGGGAGTAGTGGATTATTCGGCATAATATATAATATACAAATATAACCTAATGTGGAAAAAAATAAAGGGGGACCTAAATCCCCCTCTAACTAAACCTAATAAATCAAATATAAGTTTCCTAGACTACACTTAGACTTGAAGGCCCGCCTGTTATTTCTAAGAATTTTTTGATTTCTGCTGTGTCTTTAAGAATAACTACGATAGGCTCGCTAGTTACCTCAAACTTTGTGATTTTTACTGGCTCTTTTTGTTTGGTACTAGGGTTGATTTTATATTGGTAGTCTATTGGATTTAACTTATCCGCATTCCTTCCTAATACTACTGCCAATCCTTCCTTCTCTGGGTAAGTCATAATGACTGACTCCAAGCTAAATGAGTAACCATTCTTACGAGTGATGTTCACTTCATCCTCGTGAGATTCTTTTTCAATTTCTGTATAGTAAAATAAGTTCATATCAAAAGTTATTAATTTACCAAATTAATACAACATCCATCTCACGGATTAGGAACTTCTGTCCTTCTGCTACATCAATAAGTTCTGCATGCATAATAGTATTGGGAGAGATGTATACCTTATCACCTACTTCAATGTCCTTAACAGTATCACCAATGGCAAATACCTCTAAGGCAGTCATTTCGTTTAGTTCTTTGATTAGGATTTCTCTTTGAGCTTCTTCACTCAAGTGAAGTCCTAGGTCTTTACGAGGTGGGCAATTAAGCAATACCCTTGAACCTCTTAGTTTAATACTCATATGGGTTTTATATTAGTTGTTTTAGTTACTTCTATGTCACAAGTTTTAAGAAGATTGATACCAGAGTTATCTCGGTAATCTTCTAGGTAGTAAACTTTCTTAATACCGCTTTGGACAATCAATTTAGCGCACTCAACACAACAAGAGTGTGTCATGTACATAGTTGCTCCTTCTGTAGTTACAGGAGTCTTACAAGCCTTTGTAATAGCGTTAGACTCTGCGTGTAGTACAGTAGGAAGAGTTACATTGTCTTCCTCACAGACATTAGGTAGACCGCTTGGCGTTCCATTATAACCAAAAGAGATTATGTTTCCGTCTTTAACAATTAAAGCACCTACCTTTAACCTTTTACAGTAAGACTCAAGTGCAATTCTGCGTACTAAGTCTAAGTAAAGATTGTGTTTTTTCTCACTGTGATGCAATGGACGAGTCATTTTAGGTTGGTTTCTTAATTTGCAAAGTTATACTAAATATCCTATTTTTGAATATATAAAATTGATTTTATGACTACCGAAACTAACCAACCACAAGCGGAAGAAAGTACAGTGTACTGGAAGCCTGACGAAGAAATTACACTCAAAGGAACTGAACTTGCTGCATTGTTGCATCTAGTTGATTTGCAGACAGTTGCTCTTAATCAAGTGCCTCTAAGTACTTTGATGGAGATGTTCTCTACTGCTAATGCTGCCAAGAATGACATCATGGCTAGACTTGCCGCAGAAGGTAAGTTAAGCAATAGTCCCATCGGGACTCCAGCTACTGCTGTAATTACTGAAGAAGTTTTAGATAACATCTCAGACGAGATTCTATAATTGTAAGTGTTGTTAAAAGTAAAGGAGGACTAGATGTCCTCCTTTATTGTTTCTAAGAAGTGGTGAAACCTGTAGATTTCCTGTGTTATGTCTAGTTTAACTTTACTAAAGTTAGTCTCAGCGTCACAGATGCTTTTAAAGTGAGTAGTAAACTCATCAAACCTTCCGTGCTTGAAACTAAATAAGTCCCTCCTATACAAGTCGTGTACTTTAAATACATACATTCTCATTGTGTTAGTAGGGGTAGTGATGTCATAGAAATCATAAAAGGATGTAAAGTCTGCCAACTTAAACTGGAACTGATCAAAGTCCTTAGTTTCTTTTAAGTGAAAGAGAAAGAACAGACAATCCTTATACTTTTTAGAATGTCCATAGTCATCTAAGTAAACATTAACTAAACCGTAAGTTCTAAGTGTAGCCAACGCATCCTTGTTGAAAATCATACAGGTAAGGAATCTTGCAGTATTAGTTGGTGTGTTCACTAATACAAAATTAACAGAACTCATAACTTAATCAAATTAGAGTTCTATTGTCCAATAATACGTACACCTTTGTTGATATAGTCGTGCATAGGGTAGTTCCACAAATCATTCTTTGTGTGCCACTCATAACGTTCTATAGCTTGGTCAAAGCCTTCATACTCACGTCCGTTGTACTCACCGCCAAACTGACCAATCGCCATGATTAAATCATCCACTTCATAGATAAGAGGACTTCCTGGGTAGTCTTGGTTTTCTACAATAAACCTAAAAGGATGTAAGCTCTTGCCACCTAGTTTATCTACTAGACCTGACTTGATAACTCCATAGGTATAGAAAGCAGCCTGAATATCATATCTGAACTTCCAGAACATACTCATCCAAGAGTGTGTAGGACTTGAGGTTGTCTTTAGGTCTATCGGATAAACTATACCTGTCTCCTTGTCTACCACTACTAAATCCAACAATCCTTTACAACTGTGACCTTTGTATTCGAACTCTACCACTACTTGTTTGTGAACTTCATACCTTTCTGAACCACTAATCCACTCTGAGGTAAACTCGTTATACTTAAGGCTTTCTACAATAGCGTCTATCTTTGACTTTTGGTGACTAGTAATTACACTTTTGCCATTTGACTCTAGCAATGCCTCGTAGTAGTACTTGCCTTCCTTATCAAATCTCTCTCTTACTTTCTCTAACTTGATTTTAAACCCTGAACGCTCATAGGCTATTTGTTCTGCATCGCTACTATCTCTGTTTATAAACAGATGCCAAACAAATGAACCCATCATAGCTCCTGGTTTCTCTACGTCAGTTACATAAAAAGCATCATAAAAAGCATCACTACTCTGAGTGAGGATTAAGTCTACTGCATCTCCTATAACTGTAGTTTCTTTTGGTTCGTCCGTGTCATCGTCTGTGTTGTAGTTAATAAAGAGCTGCGGATGAACTAACAGCTTCTTTAACTTGCTCTGACTGAGAGCTTTACTACTTAAGTATTCGTCGTTTATTATCATATCGTAGGTAGGTAATTTTTAAGTTCCAAAACAACCAACCTATGTGCACACTTAGGTGTTCTTGTTTAGTTGTTCTAGAGATGGTTAACATGGGAAAGAGATAGAAAAAAACATAGGGTGTTTCTCGCTGCCCCCAAGTGCGTTTCCAGAAGCTATTAAAGCTCACTTGTAGTTTCTCGGTCATCATAGTGTGGTTTCTCTCTCATTATATACTCAATGAACATTGCGTTACACATTACATGGCTGATGTGGCGACATCCTGACTCAGGATCTACATCCTCACCCCGCAAAAAAGCAAACAAATGCCTCATCAAAGACTCACTAACTTTAGTTACAGGCATACCCTTCTTCCAATTGTTTCTGGCGTACTTATGACACCCGTACTCTAAAACTTTAACTAGTCCTTCTAGTGAGTCAAAGTCTACCAAAGACCACTCAAGCTTACCCATATTATACCTGAGTGCTTGTTTTGTTTCCTGAAACTCGTCAACCCCGTTGACTATTTCTTCTTTAATCGTCTTGTTTTCCATAATCTTTAACTGGTTCTGGTATTTCTACATTAAGAATGTCACGGCCAAAGTCAATAACATCTTGAATAAACTTGTAAATCTCTGACTTCTTAGCCTTAGAAAAGGTCATAGGTAGCTTTACAAAGTGTTCTCCCGTAGGAACTTCTTCGTAAAAGAATCTATCCTTAAGAAATATAACTACTTCTTCTTTAGTTAGAGATTCTCCTTGTAAGTCTTCTAGAGATTGTTTGATAACAGGTAACACAACTCCATAAAAGTATCTTAGTTGCTGTAAACTTTTCTTGTTATCAATGCGTACAATATTTAACTCCAC